CAGCGGAGTCAATCTTCATGCGTTCTGTGCCGTTAGTAGAAAGATTCATATGATCTTGAGAATGAGAGTATTCAATATAACCACGATAGCGGTCAGCCCCAGATGTCCCATCGGCAAACATAAGGTATTGAGTATCTGCTGTGCCACCAACAATGGTTATACCACCTTCATTAGCAGAGTTTACCACAAGGTCTTTTGCATAATAGCTTGATTGGGTTGTTGTCCCAATCCCAACATTGTTGCTGGCATCAATAGTAATCGCAGTGCTTGTGGCATTGTCATCAATACCAAGTGAAGTCAGTGGGCCGCTGCTATCCAAAGCTGGAGTCGTAATCCCAGTCGTGCCGTTTAATGTAATTGCCATGTCAAATCACCACATATCTTGCGCCGCTTGATACGGTCACGGTTACACCTGCATCAACAGAGATAGGCCCAGTGGACATTCCATTTCTGCCAGCAGCTATTGTAATATTATTAGAGATTAGATTACTATTCTCATAGATAGCATCAGCCGTTGCACCACCACCAATCGAACCCCAAGCTGAACCATCGTAGCCTTCGAATGAACTATCTGTAGTGTTAAAACGTAGGTAACCTGTTTGAGGTGATCCATCCTGCTCAGCAGTCGTCCCTGAGGGTACTACAGCCGATCCTGTAGTTGAAGTCTTAAGGACAGTACCAGCCTGAACGAAAGCCTCAAGCTGTGAGCCTGTAAGCTTCTTAGAGGTACCACTGTCGTTAATCTCAAACTCTTGAGTACCTAAGGCGGCAGAAGCTGCGGTAAGTTCTGAAATTTTAATGTTAGCCATTATAGAACTCTTTTCCAGTTTCCGTTGACATTCTTATAAACTTTCTCTGGTCTTACCCACTCATCTCTATGTTTAACGTAAGGGGTAAATTGTTTCCAACTATCTGTCTGATTAACGTAAGGTGTGCCTGAGAAGGGGAACACAGTCGAGAATACAACAAGACTTCCACTTGCAGCGTTAGCTTGTACAATATTAGTTACACGAGTATCTAATCCATCCTCAGTTACCCTGACATCACCAGCACTTGTAACACGTACTTGTTCAAGAGGAAGGGAGTCAAAGTATCCATAGGCAACTAAGGCTGGTGAGGTAGACAGTGAGCCTGTAGATGTAGCTGTAAACTCAGCAGGTAGTGTTACTTTAACTGCTAGGCTACCACTTGAGCTTAAATCTGTAGAACCTTTAAGCAGTAACTCCTGCGTGAATAGAGTTGAAGAACTAGCCTGTAAGTTAGTAGTTGTACGAAGAGTTAAGTTACCTGTAGGAGTTACTGTAGATGTACTGTCAAGTCTTGCTGAGCCTATTCTCTCAGCGACACCAATGAAGATTGCACTGCCTACATTGCTTAGTGAAGTAGCAACATTAATAGTAGCAGTAGCTAAAGATGTAATACTACCTGAGGCACTTAAAGAACAGTAGGCATCAACGATGTCCTCGGTGACCCTACCCTCAGAGGCTTGAGTAACCCTTAGGTTACCGTCCTCTGTTATGCGGAAGCCACCTACTGCCATTGACCTGCTACCCCTTAGCTTTAATACTAAGCTACGGTAAGATCAATGTTACCAGCGGCGAACAAGAGTGTGTCCCCATCGGCAACAGCTTTAGAAGTAGTTAATGCTCCATGCCAAAGTAGGTTACCAGTTGTTAAGGCATCAAAGATACCTAAGTGTGACACTGTGCCAAACGAACCACCATCAGCAGTAAACGACACATCTGCTGAGTTGGTAGTAGTGCCAGCAGGTGAAGCAGCAGCATCAAAGGCTACAGCCTGACGAGCATAACCACTACCTGATACTTCAGTACCACCGCCTGAGTCAGATGGAGCACCAGTGAATAGGGCTACATACCAAGCGGTTGGGCGAGTAGCTGAGCCTGTAGTCATCATCCAGTCTAGGATTAATGCTTCGGCATAATCTGAAAGAGCAGCCATTTAATAGTTTCCTTTAGTTTGTTACTTTAAACCAGATGTCACCATCAGTGCCACCAGACGGAGGAGCAGTACTAATAGTGACACGGTAGATTACTGAGAAGACATCTTCACCATTAATAAAGAACTGACCTGCATTAAGAATGTCATTACCATTCATGTCTAAGTCAGCTTGCATAGCATTAGGAGTACTGCCATCTAACGACAGAGTATTATCAAAAGCATTCTGTAATGCCTGGAAGTTAGCATTAAGCTGTGTGTTGCTTGCATAACCTGAAGCAATATTAGTTATGTTAGGCTTCTTACTCATTTGCTAGTTTACCCTAATCCCTAAACGTTCAGCATCCTCACTGAGAAGAGTACGAGCTTCTTTGTCTAACTCTTCATCTTCCTTCTCTTGAAGCTTACGCTTAGCCTGAGAAGCAGCCTCTTTATCTAACCAACCACGTTCAAGGAGAAGCTTAGCTGCCCCGAAGGAGGAACGACCACCACTCCTCATCTCCTCAGCTATAGACTTAATAGCCTCACTCTTAACTTTAATCTCAGCCTCTTTACGCCAACGAGCAATGTAAGGCTTGAGTACTGGTGACTTATTAAAGTCTTGCCATATCTCCCATGAACCAAAGAGAGTCATAGCAAACTCATACTCAGTTGGGTCGTTAGGTACTAAGCTAAGGTATAGCTGCTGTAACGACAACATAGTCTTACCCCTAACCACTAAGTCTCTCTCCTTTAATGTAAAGAGAGCCTGAGAGGGATCAGTGTAACAAAGCTCATAGAAGAGCCTCTTACTCATAGTCTTACCGTTACTAGCTTTTAATTGATCTATAGAGAACATCATGAGGTTCATTAGTTCTTTCTTAGCAAGAGTAGCCTACTAGCTACTAAAGGTATTTATATAATTAAGACAATGTTGCAATTATACCACACCTTATTTTATCTGTCAACCCCATGTATTATTAGTAGGGGGCTTGACAAGTACGACAAAACCATGTATAATTTCATTACCCCTCCGAGAGGGGCCCTAATAGTATTCCCCTTACTTAAAGTAAGTTACTTAAAGGGTAGACAACTCTTTCTACATTAGAATATTATAGGAGTAGGAGTTTACTTCGTCTATAGTACCCTTACTTAAAGTAAGTTACTTAAAGTAACATACTTAAAGTAACATACTTGAAGTTGGCCCTCGACAAGTTGACCCTCCCCAGTTAATTCTGGTGGAGGGTTTCTTTATTTTTGTAGGGTAGTAAATTTTATATAGAAAATCTTTAGTCGTATTTCATGAATAGGGCTTACCCCCTAACCCCCTCCATGCCCCTAAGTGTGTCTTCTAGGTAACACATTGTGATATTCCTGCAACATTGTGGCCAGGATACCACTACTGTGACATATTTATTACATATGTTATAATATAACACCTTGCAAGTCAAATACACCTACCCCACCCATCCTTTATACTAACGTATTGATACCAATACATACTTATGTATGGTATATACACCCAACCCCATACCTTTTAATAGGCTCTGTCTATCGGTCTGTGTTTGGTGTCGTTACACTACTTATACTATACGCCCTGGCAGGTAAGTGAACATAATAGGAACAGGTAACGAATTGTTACAGTCTATCTTTTTTTCTTGCATCCCTGGCAACCATGCACCAAGTTTAATACATCGAAGGCAAACAATAGAAACAGAACAGAAAGAGAACATCATGGAACATTCAGTATACCTAGACCCTGCAGAATATGCCTCTAAAATCCAAGCTATGGGCATAACCAAAGAGCAGGCAGCATTGCAATTAGTTGAACTAAAGCTTCCTATGCAATATGTTTATGACGTTCTTATGGCTTTCAAATAAAAGGTATAGGCTTTCTTAAAGTGTAGCCCTGTCGTTATGGGCTACATCATAAGGAAACTTAAACAAGGTAAAGGGGATACATTATGACATATAACAAATATCAAATACTGGACATGAAGCGCTTGACCAATACACCCAATGGAGGGCCTAGATATTCTATCGTCCTATCCCCTCAAGGTGTAGACGGAGGGGCACCCATTAAAGTTATTACTAAATCAGATGCAATGTATACCTATGCAATTAGTAGCGCATGGGTTTATAAGCTTATCTTAGGTGAAGTAAGACAGGGTAAGAAATACAATCAATTAGCAGATGCAACAATGGTAGGAGCATAGGGCAATGACAAAGCATTATGTAAAGAATATCTTGAAAGTCTTTGAACAAGTAACGCCCAATGAGTTGCAACATGGTTTGACATGGTATAGCAAGGCACAGGCAGACGGCCAAAGAATAGCAGATGCTTATGAGATACCATTAAGAATTGCTGTTGGCGTGATTGCTGCTCTATCTCCAACTAATAGATGGGATAGAAATTTAACTGATGCGGATAGCATGGTACAAGTCTTTGTCGATGGAGGTTACGTCGAAAGCTGTATGCCATGCACCTATAAAACTATGAGGGATAAGGCATGGTCGATCCTTGCCAGTATGCCAAAGACAGATAAAGAAGTAGCAGACATACTAAACGGGCCAAAGATTACAGATTTCTTTTGGTGTATTATGGGGCATGATGTTTGCGTGATTGATGGCCATGCATGGTGCATTGCTAACGCTGACAGACGTACCATGCAGGAGGTGCCAAGCATAGGCAAGAAGCTTCGCCTTGAATTGCAGGCAGCTTATAGCAAGGCAGGCAAGAAACACGGAATGACAGCCTATCAAATGCAAGCTGCTACATGGGTGGCATGGCGTAGGATACATGGGGTAGACTAATGGAAATAATCTTTTACGTTACAATCTTTTTCTTAATCATATGTGCTGCAGCTTTAATAGCTGAGACATGGGGGGAATATTTCAAATGACTTATGAATTACATGAATTAAACCAAGCAAAGAAAACTTTTACCAGTGTGCTTGATGCTGTAGCAGGTTCAAAGTTTTTCCAATACAATCCAAAGGTAAGAAAGGATGCTGTCTTGCATTTCAAAGATAGTGATGCACCTTTTCACATGACCTATGGCTTTCACTCAGCTACTATCTATAAGACAGAGGGGGAATAGATATGTTAAACCAATATAAGACGGAGCTTCCAGATCTATGGGAAAGCACTAGCTACATAGCCGAATGGCTAGGGGGATACCTTTGGGTGACTGATAAGGTAGCAGGAGAGGAGAGGTTAACAAAGATGACTAACACTAAAGGGAATAACATAACTAAGGGGGAGTTTAGCAGGGGCGTAGACAGTCACGGGTTTGATAAAGCTTGTCAGGTATTCTTTAAATTAGGGGTGAAGCAATGATGACCTTAGGACAAATAGAAAAGACTATGGCTATGATATGCAATGGACGCAAGGTATTGTGGCAAGGGTGGGTGTTGTCGTTTGACTGGGCAGAGGGATACCTAGCGACTAAGGACAATAGGAGTGTGGCTTGCTTTGATAGCTTGCCTGACCTGCTACTGAGCATGAAAGAATTAGAAGGGGTAGAAGTATGACAAGCAAAGGAATAGTAATAAGTCTTTATGACTTCACAGGTGAGGCCCTTAAACCTTGGGCTGAGGCTGGCTATGAGTGCTACGCCTATGACATTCAACATGACGACCAACTGATTGAAAGCTTTAAGGGTGGTGGGTCTATCCAATATCTACACGCTGACCTGCACTCCTATGAAACTATCTGTGCTATGTATGATGGCTTTAAAGATCAAAGGGTGTCGTTTGCTATGGCCTTCCCAGTATGCACAGATATGGCAGTGAGTGGAGCAGCACACTTTAAGTCAAAGGCTGGCCGTGACCCTGACTTCCAAAGCAAGGCTGTGTCCTATGCTATGTGGTGTGGTGAATTGTTTGATGACTTAGGGGTGCCATACTATGTGGAAAACCCTGTTTCTGTGTTAGCAACCAAGTGGCGTAAGCCTGACTACTCCTTCCATCCTTACCTATATGGTGGGTATATACCACTGTGTCAGGCTGAGCATCCTGAGTGGCCTCAATACATAGCTGCACGTGATGCCTACCCTAAGAAGACTTGCCTATGGACAGGCAATGGCTTTGTGATGCCATCCTTTAGACCTGTCACAGTGGAGGATGGCTATGCTAGGCAGCACCTCAAGCTAGGTGGCAAGAGTATGAAGACCAAGAACATTAGATCAGCAACCCCACGTGGCTTTGCCCGTGCAGTATATGAGGCTAACACATGATACAAATAGAGCCACAACACCTGCAATATTTACTTAAAGAGGTGGAGGAAATGCACCAACACTGTACCTACAGTATAGAAACTAACACTGATATCAGGTACTTAATAGATAAACTTAATGCTATCTTAGCTGCAAGGGTAGCACTAGGTAAAGGGGATTACACATGATCTTAACGACAGCAGCAGCTACTTGCCTAGCCTTAAACGTATACTGGGAGGCACGTAACCAAGACTATGACGGTCAACTATTGGTCGCTGAGGTTACAATGAACCGTGTCTATAGTGACAAGTTTCCCAATGAGATATGTGACGTAGTATATAGCAAGAAAGCTTTCTCTTGGACACATGATGGCAAGCCAGATAAGCCTAAGAATGTAGAGGCTTACCTTAGGGCACAGATAATTGCCTACGATATGCTACTCAATGGCTGTGGTATATGCTCAGCAGCTACTCACTACCACACACTTGACAGCAAGCCATACTGGGCAGATAAGTTAGAAGAGGTTGGTCAATGGGGCAACCATACATTTTATATAGAGAAGGAAGAATAGATTATGGCTATGTATGAAGAACCAATGGGGTATGAACTTGAAGGGGATGACCTTAAGGCTTCCATAGAGAGGGCTAGGACGGGTGTTGCCAACTTGAATAGGGTTACCCTAGCCAGTAGTAGGAGAGGCCACCTGAGGGCTGCTATAGAGGAGGCTGAGTGGCTTGAAGAAGAAGCTAAGGCTGACCAGCTACAGTTAGAGCTAACATTCTTAGAGGAACACATTGCAAAGGGGTATCTCTATGAGCCAGACTTTTAATTCTCTACTGATACTGGGGGCTATGCTATCCATGTTTGTATGGTTCCCTATTCTTTTTATGTTAGTAAAGATAATGCTTGACAGAAAGTAAAACCTTTTTATACTCAGGCTTGTCCTGCCACCCTCCAATGTACACATTAACTAAAAGAAAGGATGTTACAAATGGCTGAACTACCACACCAACCATGCCCATATGAGGGATGCTACTCAACAGATGCCTTCTCCTACAACACAGAGGGATACGGTAAGTGTCACTCATGTAGCAGGAAGTATCCATCAAAGGATAAGATGTTACCTTGGGCTAATGAGAAGTACCCTACATCCTTCTCAATGAATGAGGAGAAGTTAGTTGTTAACTCTACATCTCCTACCTCTACCTCTACTAAGTTATCTGTCGTTGATAACCTACTGACACCAGTCATTAGAGGTTACCGTGACATCAACAAGGATGTGATGTCCTTCTATAACGTGACTACCTATGTAGATAATAATGGTGAGCCAGTTAAGCAGGACTACATCTACCCTGCTGGTGGTAAGAAGGTAAGGACACTACCTAAATCTTTCCGTGCTGAGAATGGATTCAAAGGTGATGAACTCTTTGGTATGGATAAGTTTAATGCTGGTTGTGCTAAGGCAGTGACCATCACTGAGGGTGAACTTGATGCACTGTCAGCCTATCAGATGTTAGGTTCAAAGTATCCTGTCGTATCACTGCCATCAGCTACACCATCGGGTAAGCTATTCGAGAAGTGTAAGGATTGGTTGGGTAGCTTCGAGAAGATCTACCTCTCCTTCGACAGTGATGGTAAGTCAGATGGTGTCGCACAGAAGTTAGCTAACATCTTTCCTAACCGTGTGTACAATGTACCTCACGACAAATACAAGGATGCTAATGAGTTCCTTCAGGCTGGTGCAGCTAAGGATTACTCTAACGCATGGTGGAATGCACAGAAGTATATACCTGAGAACATCTTTAATACTACTGAACAATTCCTTTCTATCATACATGATGAGGATGATAGCAGCTACGTATCCACTGGTATCCAAGCCTTAGACGATGTAATCCTGGGCCTAATGAGGGGACACTTCACTGTGTTCCAAGCACCTGAGGGTATAGGTAAGACTGAGTTCATGAGATACCTAGAGTTTAACTTACTCATGAAGCATGACGACATACCTATTGCTATCTGTCACATGGAAGAGGTGAAGAAGAGAAGTCTACTAGGCTTAGCTTCATACCTACTAGATAAGAACGTCACTCGTAAGGACTTGATAACTAATCAGACTGAGGTCGATGAAGCTATCAAGTTAATGACTGAGAAGGAAAACTTATACCAGTTTACCATTGGTGTAGACGATGACCCAAGCTCTATCCTTGAGCAGATACGTTTCCTATCTCAAGCCTGTGGTGTACACTACATATTCTTTGAACCTATCCAAGACTTAGCCTACTCACGGCAGGGTGATGAGAGTGCAGAACAATTCTTGTCGCAGCTATCTACTAAACTAGCTAGACTTGCAGCAGAACTTAATGTAGGTATAGTTACTATCGCACATGAGAATGATGATGGTGCTATCCGTGACAGTCGTATGATAGGCAAGAGGGCATCAGTTGTTATTAAATTAAAGAGGGATAAGATGGCTGATGATACCGATGCTAGGAATACTACTGAGCTATTAGTGTTAAAAAATAGACCGACAGGTATGACAGGCTACGCAGGTCAGTTGTCGTTTGACCCTGATACATTTATACTTAGTGAGAAGGGTGGTAACTACTGATGATGATTGAAATTAATTATATGGCTACAGCAGCAGGAAGTTTCTACTTCTTAGGTCTCTTCCTGTACTACTGGCACGTCATCACAGTACTCATGCTAACAGACACTGATGGATACAATGGCTTTAAAATCTTGTTAGTGTCAATCATCTGGCCCTACAATGTCCTTGAGATTATATGGAACTCTATCTTAAATAGGAATGATGATGAGTAGGG